GTAGATGCGCCACTTTCTGAATTCTTTCATTGTGATACCTTCAGATTTGGCGGCACATTTATCGGAGCAAGCGTATCCGGCATCATTAAGATACCATCCTTCTTCCATGATAGCGCCACATATTGTGCAAACGCGCATGGAATCGACATCGAGCCAATTGATGAGAATTGCATACCTTGTTTCTCCGTCACCTTTCTCCAATGCTTTTAATACACTTGGAAAAATGTATTCAAAGGCTTTGTCGCCTACCATTTCCCTTACTTTACTTTCGATTTCTTCATAGGCGTGTGCAGAAATCATTTCGTCTAATTTCTTTGCCATAGTTTTGAGTTTAATAGTGAAACATTTGCAGTTACGGACGATATCACTCGTCCATAACTTCCTCGTTGGTTTCGTAGCACCAGCCACTGATGTACCAATACCAGATATTCTCGTTTGGCTCTATTGTGCCGTCAATGAGTTCCTCGAAGAGAAAATCCCAACAGCCGTAGTTTTTAAATTGCTTTTTCCATTCAGTAAGGCTACCGCCTAAGACGAGATGTATTTTCTTGCCATCGACAATGATTGTTACTTTTTTCATAATTGTGAGTTTTGAGTGAAACATTGGCTCCAGGACCGAGATTGCTCGCGGTCCGAGAATAAGTTAGATTACACTCTGATATTGAATCAATTGGAAATAGTCCTTCGGCAGTTCTACTCCTTTTCCTCTCAATGCGTGTCCGATGTCGTCGAGGATGTAAAGACTGTAACGTCCGGCGCAGTAGTTCACGAACAATTTTTCGTGCTTGCCGTAGTTCTTGAAACCAAGCTCTTGAAGCATCTCGGAATAGTAGATGTACTTGTTGCCTACACAGCCAGGAGTCTGCTCAACGACGTAGGAGACGAGAGAGAATACCGCCTTCCCATTCTTTGACGCAGAATCAATGATGATAAGCAAAGTGTGCTCACGTAAAGCTTGGAAGAATTCATCCACATACACACGGAAATAATTATCACTCAAATGTCTCATAGCCGTAGGATTTAGATGATTGCATTTTCTCTGAACTCACGCACCAGGCCGTAACGTTTAGCCAGCTTGGTGAATTTCTCGCCCGCATCAGCCAACTCCCCATAGGAGAGGTTTTTCTGCGATGCTTCATACTGCCAGTCAATTGCTTTCTGACGTGCAGCATCTTTTCTTCTTTCGTAGTTTGTCATAATCGTAATGTTTTGAGTTTAGTGTGATTTTGTGCAGTCGGGAGTAATCAAACTCCCAAGAGCATTTAATTCCCGTCGTCGATGCTTGTGACGACTGAACCAACCCACGTTTCTTTGCGGATGTAATAATACGGCTCTTTCTCAATCAGTCTTATGGCCTCTTTTTCAGCCTCTTTCTCGTTATTAGCATCTACTTCAATACTTACATCCACAGTTACGTCTACTGATACGTTGTACTTTGTCATAATTCTGAATTTTTGGGTGTGAAACATTTGGCGCCACTCGCAGACGCGAATCCGCGAGCGACAAATTCAGAGTTTCCAGAAGATTTCCTCGACATCTCCGACCTTATCAAGCCACCAACCTTCGGGGAGATCGTTATCTGCTCCGTATTCTTCCATAAGGTCGTTGATTTGGTCTGCTATTCTCTCTCCGGTCTGAGTATGAGTCAAAGGGCAGCGCCAACGATCCATATCGTTCAATGCAACTTGCTCCTCTGCTTCAGTCCACGTCTTGTTGTCGCGGACGTACTGCAATGCTTTTTCAAAATGTGATTCTGCCATAATAATTTGAGTTTAAGTGAAACATATTTGCGGAAAAGAGGGATATGAATCCCTCAAATCCTTAAAGGCTGTCGACGTATTCAAGCACTCTCTTCTCAAAGCTGTCAAATTCCTTGAAAAACCTATCGCATTTGTTAAAGAAATCCCACTCGGCATTTTTTCGAGTCCTTGTTCCGATTATGACGTCAAGTGGATTTTTCATAATCTTACCATAGCGGTTTATCTCTATGTCGTGTCCGTCACAACCACCACCCTCTATGCCTATCCTATCCGGTAAGCAGACTCGTCCGTCGTGGACTTCACGAATAAAACCAATTTTATGATATATTCCCTCTGTCCAAAACTCTTCACGTTGAAATCCGGCAACCCAAGGGACTATTCTTCCGAGGGGTAATTGATTTTTAATCAACTCTTGTGCAAGATTAATGAGAATAGCAATCCTCGGAGCATAACCTTGGATGCGGTCGGTGTACATCTGTATTTTTGCTTGAACGGCATCCATTTCTTTTTGCAACTCTTGGTTACGTTTTTCCGCAGCCTTTCTGATTCTGTCAATTCTTGATTCTTCCATAATAGTAATTTTTAAGTGAGACATAATTTGCGCATCATCTGCGATTGCTCAAAGATGATGCAGAGAATTAAAGTCTGTAAGTAGTTCTTGCACGATAGCGAAATCCTCCATAGTTTTCGTAAATATGAAAACCCTGCTCTCTCATAACTCGGTTTATTTCCTCGTGATAACATTCACCGGCCATAAAATCAAATACTTGAGAATTTGCTTTTGGCAGTACATCATCCAACCACCATCCGCATACGATTTCTAATCCTTGTCCATTCTTACATTTTTGGGCGCAATTCTCAACGATTTCAAGAACCAGTTCCTCAATACTCTTATTCTTGAGGTTCTTGTACTTTTCTGCGATAATCATAATTTTGTTGGTTTTAAATGTGAAACAATAAGTTTTCGTGCATCACCGCGGATTGCTCCGCAGTGACACCATTCAAGCAATCTTGCCTTCAATCTTGAAATAATCATTAAGAAGTCGCTCTATCTGCCAATATTTTGAGCAAAGGGCAATGGCGGTCTGAAATTGTTTCTTGATCCAATCGTCCTTGAAAGCCTCGCGGAGTTTACCGATAGGGCCGGAGTATTCAATTCCTCCGTTCCATTCGGTTACTATCTTCTCGTCATTGATGTAGATTTCGTCCAGGTCGGGCGCGATTTTGATTGTTGTTGCCATAATGTTGAAATTTACAGGTGAAACATTTTGTTATCAAAGGCGGATTGCTCCGCCAATGATTTACTCGTCGACCTCGAAGTAGAATGAAACTTGGAGAATTTCATTTTGTTCGTTAAATTCTACTCGCAGTCCAGGATTATCAGGGTTCATCCACTCGGAGAAGATTTTCCTATAGTATGCGTAAACATCTTTACGCATATCATTGAAATTTTCTGTCGGTGGAACTGCTACGACTTGAATGTTTATGCAAGAATCGCCATAGAGCCATTCTACCGCCACTATCGCATCTATGTAAGAATTATCGTTTTTACAACGAATTGTACCAACCAAATTTCTTCTTCGTCTTGTTGTGCGATGATACTTTGTTGCGTAAAAATCCATAAACACCTCGTCCTCGAACGGATCTTCCAAAAGATTTTTGTTGTCGATAGGAGCCGGAATTAATTTTGTAGCCATAATTCTTTGATTTAAGTTAGACATTTGCGGATAATGGGAACTCTCGCTCCCAAAATCCTTACGCATAGATATACGAGAGTAGGTAATATCCTACCTTTTGGTTAATACTTTCTTCGCTCCGTAGGAGGAATTGTAGCATAAAAACTCTCTCACTCTTGCGTAATCTGAGAAAATCTTTGGCAATCTGCTTTTTATTTCCGCAGTCATACCAATACGCCCAAACATCAGCAAGGCCGAATTGGTCTTTTTCTTCGCAATCGTTTGCTTTTGCTAAACCTTTAATCGTATAAGCCATAATCGTAGAATTTAAGTGAAACATTTTTGCGGTCAGGGGAGATTTTACTCTCCCAAAACCTTAGTACGCCCATTTCGTTCCCGAGAGAGACATCTGCGCATCCATATATCTGCGGCAAATCTGTTGGATAATCTTGCTAAGCAGATAGATATCATTTATCAATTGCTCTCTATCCACGATGCTACCCCAAAATTCGTCTTCGTCGGCAACATCTTTGATGGTGTAGTCCTCGATGTTGTAGAACAGAAACTCCAAAGTGTGAACAAACTGCAAGAGATTGGTGTCGCGTCCGCGAGGAACCGCGTTCCGAAAATCGATTTCAATCAGAGGGGCGTCAAAATCATGGCGCTCACGATTGTAGGCGACGTCATAGGAAAGATTGTTCCAAATGTAGAGATTGCGGAAGAAATCTTCTATCGCATCCTCAGCCATGTCTGCAAGAATCGGGCACATAGAACACGCGGTTCCGACTTCTGCGTTCTTGTAGAACTTCTTTGCGTAAAAAACAGCATCAGCAATCTGCTGATAGGAAATAACCATTACTGACATAATTTTGATTTTTAAGTGTGAAACATTGGCATCCAGGAGGAGATTGCTCTCCTCGCGGATAATCAGACGGCCGGCATCGCAGGCTCAAATTCAAACTCGCTGCTGCTTATTCCTTCGTCATACAATCTCAGTTCGGGAGCGCAGCACGAATAGACGTCCTTACCCTCATAGAAGAAACAAGTTTTCTTTGACATTCCCACGATGATCTTCTTGCGGGCCCATTCCAGATCTCTGCGGTTATAGAAATTACGTCCGTATTTCCTGCAGATGAAAAGTGTGAGTGCGTAGTATGCGGAGAACTTTCCATCATACGTGCAGATTTCCTCTATATCGCCATTTTCGCGTATCACGTTGATGACGTTCAGATTCTTGTTTGTCTTTCTCATAACCATTTTGTTTTAAGTGTGTGGACTTCAGGGAGGATTGCTCCTCCTCAAAGTCGCGGGTCATTGACGATTCTGATTATTTCTTGCTCGAGAGCAAGATAATACTCCAAGCCAGGATTAATTTCCAATCCCTCGCGTCTTGATTTGCGCAGTCTGCGTATCGCTCTCTCGGTTGCGTTGAATCGTCCGCATACCGGCCATTTCTTAGAATCGTCATTCTTGCGGAAATAAGCATTGATTTGGCGGATGCTCATTTCATTTACGTTCTTCGGTTCTTCCATAATCTTTGTGTTTTAGTGTGAGTTCTCCGAGAGTGATTGCTCACCCTCAGAGAGAAAGGGAAAATGCCCGCGTTTCGCAACGCAGACATCCGAATAACACTTTAAAACGTTATAAAAAACAATTATACGTTTTCAAACTCCGAGGGAGTATATTCATCCATGCCGTCTTCCTCCGCAGAATATATTTTCTGACATGCGGACATGAAATCCTTTTCGGAGATATCTTCGTTGTAGATGGCGCGGTGGATCATATCCGCGTGGAAGATGTTATGACGCCAGGAAAGATACGAATAAATCTTGTCGGATTCCAGAATCTCCTTCGACGATTCGTCTTCCCAATATGTGTCAAAGATGCAGATTAGGAAGTCCTCGCCTTGCGGAGTCTTTCCTGTAACGTAGGTGTATAGCTGACCCTTCGCCACGTCAAAGCGGTTCACGTTGTTGTTGATTGTCCAACCCGATGTTACGCGGTCGGATATCTCTTTGTCGTACTGCTCTTTGACGTTGTCGAACTCATGGAAGAATCTATCGTGGACTCTTCCACCGATGTTGATGTGTAGTGTGTAGAACATAATCTTAAAGTTTTGAGTTAGTGTGCGAGCGGAAGGATTGCTCTCTCCCGCCAGCTTTTCTCAGGCGCTCTGACGTCCGTAGTTCTTCCATCCGTAGACCTTAGACACGAACGGACGAATGGATTTCGTCAGCCGGAACAACTGATCCTCGCTCTTGATTTCTCCGCGGTAGATTCTGTCGCAGAGTTCGTCGGCCTTCTCCTCGCTCTCCACCCATCGGTAGACGATGCAGTTCGTGCCGTCGTGGTGTGATGCGTTAAGGCGCACGTTGTATCTGTCCGCGTACCATTCCACATCGTCGCCACCGCAGAAATTGTCAAAGATATCAGCGACGTTCGTGCCGATTTTCTTGTAGGATATAGGACGTCCCCACCATAGGCCGAGAGTCGCGAATCCCAGGATGTAACCTCCGGTCTCGACGTTGAGATTCATCTTCTCACATTCGAGCGATTCCCAGATGTCCTCGTCTACGATTGTATCCCAGATGTCATAATCCTCGATATTCAAATCATTACACTCGCAGATTCCTTCAAGGACTTCCTTGCGGATTTCTTCGTCGCAGCGATCCCAGGAATTGAAGATTCCGAAATAATACTTGTCTTTTTTCATAACCATTTGTTTTAAAGTGAAACATTTTCGTACTGCGCGGAAGATTGCTCTTTTGCGCAGATAATCACTCAAAACGGCAGAGTTTCTTCGTCATCGTCATACATAGAGCCGAAGATTTTCGGATAGTGATACTGCAAATCGTATTGGTCGATAGCATCGTCGAGCATTTCTTCCAATCTGTCATTGCTGAAGAAATTCTGAATGTGAAGGAGAAATTCCTCGTCACCCAACTTTTCTCTCACTGCGTTCCATTTTTCCCAAGTTTCCATAATCGTAAGTTTTAAGTGAAACATTTTGCAAATCTTGGGAGATTGCTCTCCCAGGATTTCAGCGATTCTGAGCATATGCATTTTCGAGCGAACCAAAGGCTCTGACAAGATATTCGCAGTGTCCGTCCACAACTTCCTTGAAATATTCCGGAGTGTCAAATCTTGACGAATCCATTGTAAACACATCATCTTGCGTATAATTGCAGAAATTTGATTTGGCGCGGATGTATTTGCTGATGTGGAAACACATCTTTCCGCCTTTTCTTGCACACCAACCGCGATACACGAAGAATGTATGAAGTTCGCGATCTTTCTCGTAAGAATCGTAGAGTTCAATTGTTCTGACTTTTTCCATAACGTTTTGTTTTAGGTGAAACATAGAATTTCTGCGGATATTCCTACCCGCAGAAACAATCAGTCAAGCAATCCTTCAAAGATACATTTGAGTTCCCAAATTTCCATTTCGTCAAATTCCAAATAAGAATCTTTTAGTTCATGCTCTTTGTGGAACCAAATTGTTCCATCGCCAGGGACTTGAAACGCGGAGTCAATCCAGTCCATTTCAAGGCAACTCAATCCGACTGCGTGGGGATTTTCCAAGCAAATCTCGCACTTCTTTTGATTCTCTTCACTCGTATCCATAAGCAAAGCAGAAATCTTGTGGCGATATTCTTCGCGGATAGCATCTTCCGCATCAAAAAGCCAATCACAATCCTTGCAGTGGAATCTACCAACTCCGTTGTTACAAGGTTCTAAATTCTCACTACCGCAATACGGACATTCATTTACTTTAATCATAATCTTGAATTTTTAAGGTGAAACATAGCATCCCCAGGATTTCTGCAAATCCTTGGGATTTTTCGCGCTGAGAGAATTTTCTCACACCCTCGTGGAAAAATCTACCACTCAGAGGGAGAAAATCGTTTGTGGGGCAAAAATCGCGGTAAATTCGCGATTATTCCACCAAACACGGATTGTGAGAATAGCAACTCAGAAGAATTTCGTAGAATCCTTTCCGATAACCAGCTTCGCGACATTCAAACAAAGCAGATTTGATATAGCACATATAATCCAGCTTGCGGTCTTGCTCGCTGATAAGTTTGTTTGTGCGCCAAGAATCCAAATGAACTTTCTTTGCGGTTTCAAACCAATCTTTCGCTACTTGCAAATATTGCGTAACTTGCGACGTAACCGGCAGATGCGAATAAATGCCGTTTTTCTCTTCGCAATAGAGATATTCAATGCAGTAATACATAACGTTTGTTTTAAGTGTTAGACAATTTTCGTACTCTCCGCGGAATCGCTCCCGCAGAGAATAAATTCATTTTACTACCAGATATTCGGGGAGACATTCGGCAATAAGCAGAAGTGTCGGCACAGCCATAGTCATTCCGTCAAATATGTAGAATTTTTCCGGCTCGCTCTCCTCCAGGACGAGTGATGGCGGAGCAAGGAACTTTCCGCGGAAACACAGGTGTCCGTTTTCCACGAATACTTTCAGGATTTCTATCTCGCGGTACTGCTCGAATCCTTCGTCAAATGCGATGCCGTAGATAGTATCGCAATCTTCCCGATCCTCGCAATTGATTTCTCCGCCACACAGATTGACAAGGCTGACCAATTCTTTTTCCATTTTCTTCGCCAGATCATAGCAATCAGCGTTGAGGTTTCTGAGTCTTGTGATGATTTTCTCCATAATAAATTTGCTTTAAGTGTGAAACATTCGTACTCCGCAAGAGATCGCTCGCTTGCGGAATAAATTCAGCATTTGACGTAGAAATGAATGTATTTTCCGCGCTCATTATCGCAGTTGTAATACACCCAAGCATTGCAGATAGTATCAAACGTTTCTCCGTAGGATGCGCGTGATTTGTTTATATCGCAAGCAAATTGCCAAATATTATCAAAATGCAAATTTGATGATTGCAGATAAATTGTTTCGCCCTCGTAAAATAATTTGCGAGCCGTTCTCTTTTGAATCTGACGAACACAACATTTCAAATGGGTTGAATAAAATGTTTCCATAATCGTTTTTTTTGTTTTAAGTGTTGGCTCCGCGAAGAGTTTTCGTACTCCTCGCAGATAATTCAAGCGATTTCCAGCTCTTCCTCGTAGATCATCTCATTCAGTGTCGTTCCGAAATTATAGGATAATCCGTAAGTGCCGAACGCGGTGAAGAACCAATCAAGCGCCCAGGTTTGGAATTTATCCAAATCTTTTTCACTGATGGTTTCATCATCTATGCTCGCGATGACTGCATCAAAATCGCCCCAGGGTTTTACTTCGCTTTCCACGAATCCAGGATGATTCCAATCATCGCGGATATCGCAGAAATTGCCGTCCATATGAGTATTTTTCTTATGGACATATCTGCGCATAGAATCCAAAGTTTCTATCGCTGAGAAAGTAGCGCGTTCATCCGCCAGATCGTAGAAATCCTCGCGGTGCTCGTAGCCGAAATCTTCGATAACTCCTTTGTAGATGCCGAGAATACTCTCGTACACATCGTCAAAATTCAAGAAATCTTTCATAATTTGTTTTGTTTTAAAGTGTGTGCGCATCGGGGAATTATCGTACTCCCCGACACAATTCAATAGGCGAACAACGGCTTGCGCTGATATTCTGCCGGCTGATTGGGATTTCTCCAGAAATTCGCTCCCGTAACTTTCGCAGCAATCATATAAACCTTACCGCGTACAATCTTTGTGATTCTTGTTTTCATAATTCTGATATTTTAAAGTGTGAGACAATATCGTACTGCGGATAGGCTCGCGCCAGATCCGCAATCGCTCAGAGATTTCCCAAATACTCCAGGAATCCGCAGAGAAGGATAAACATCGTCAGACCGAGAAAAACTACAATCAGACCACCGATGGTGTAATCTTCATCCATTAATCGTATTTTCTTACAAAGGAAATCCAATACAATCTTTTTCATAACATTTGGTTTTGAGTGTGAATTATCGTACTAAAAAAAAGCGCAGCGGAGAGTATCTCCCAACTCTCCGCCACTACCGGACAAAACCGCCGGTCAGCAGTTGCTTTTTTAATTTCGGAAGAAGCAACCTGACTCCCATCCGTTGCGGGATTTTTCGTACTGCGGATAATTATCGTACTATCCGCAGTCATTTCTCGTACTTTGAGGAATTATCGTACTTAATCCTCAATTCTCACGAGGTAGATTTTTTCTCCGTTAACTTCCAGCTCGTAGATTTCATCCGCCAGGTTGCGCAGTTCTTTCAGTGACAAATCACCGATGCAATCATCCCAAATGTAGAGATAGTCACCAAAAGGCATATCCTTTGGCGGAACTGTTCCAAAGAATCTCTCAAAATCAAAATCGGCATCATAAATGATGCGGTCAATTCCGGTCCAATTGAGTCTTTGATAAGCGGATTCGTCAATAATCCATTTCAGTAAATCTTTTGCTTTCATAATCTTGTTTGTTTTAAGTGTGTGGTTTCACACCGCGGAATCATCCGCGATGAGAATAATAGAAATTCACGCAGTCCGCATAATCCAGGTTATGCTCTGCCAGATTCTCCTTTGAGAGTTTGTAGGTTTTCATATACCATTTCAGACGATTGAACCACCGCTCCAACTGATACGAAAACCTTTCGCGCCAATCATCCGAATCCTTGCGGTGATTTAACGTACTCTCCAGATCCTCGCGACCTACAATCGTGTAAATCGCAATTCTTTCAGCCGGGGATTTCCTGAGGAAATACTCCGGTGTGGAAATGTTTTCTTTCATAATCTTTCGTTTTGAATTTGTTCCGCGTAGAGAATCGGACTCCAGGAAATTATTTTCCGTATCCATACCGCGAAAGGAGAGAGCCGTATTGCTCCCTCCCGCATCAGAAAAATGTCTCAAAACAAAATTATGGTTTCACTTTTTCCATATTAACTGACCAAACTATCCGTTTACTTCACTCTTTATGCCGTAGGAGATTTCTCTCTTTGTAGGATATACACGATTTTCAACCGATAATCTGATTTGTCGCTTGCATCCAGGAATTCACGATTCCCCAGGATTGAGCGGTCAGCCATTTCGCGATTTTCAAATCAGCAAGTTCCAGGAAAGCGGATATTTTTCAATCCGCCATAATTCCAGATCCGCGCTGATTCTATCATCGTTCCGCGATGATCGCGCTACATTAAATATGTCAAAGAAACAATTTGTTACCCTCGTAGGGATCGAACCTACAAGCCAGGTTTCCAGCTTTTCCAAAAAGGGTATAAAAAAAGGGAGCAACTCTTTTTGAATTGCTCCCCAAATGATTGAGAATTTAACAAACTAAATTTTTCAACTCCTCCGCTTTTGTTGCGTCAATTACTCCGCGTTTCAATAATTCGTCAATTGCTTTAAATGATTGTTTGCGGTCATTTGCTTTTTTGTTTGCTGCAACTCTTATTGAGTTAAGAAAAACACCAGCTCCCGCGATACCCGCTATAAAAGTGGATGCGCTTAAATCATCCAAACGGAAAAATAAATTGTTTTCCATTGTCAAAGTACAATTGTCGTTTTGGTCTTTTGAATAAATTTTAATTGATGGCAAACCTTCAGGCTCACGCACTACAATAATATCCAAAATTTTATCAAATGTAGTGCCGTATAAGTCGCAAATTTTATTTAATAAAACTTTAACACCCTTTCGGTTTAAAAAATCATCAATAGACGTAATCTCGGGCGGTACACATTGTTTTTTTGTTTCCGCTCTTAATCGGTCAAATTCAATAGCGGAAATTTTACCGCTTACAAAATCGGTGCAAAGTGTTTTTAACTTTTCGGAATACGTCAAAATATCCAAATCAAACAAACTTCGCAAACATCCGAATAAATCTGATTTAGTAAACTTTTGCTCTTCGTTTGCACTTTCTTTTTTACCACCTTTTTTGCTACTTTTTGTTGTTGTTGCGTCAATTGTTGCAACTTCGTTCAAATTCTCGATACCTTTTGAATTTTCATTTTTTTTCATAACGTTTGAATTTAAAGTGTTATTAAATGGCGCAAACCAGGAACGCGCGAAAAAACGACAATAGCCGTTCCGCGCGCGAAACGTGGTCCGCGCGTGAATTGTTTCATAATTTCAAAGAACTTGTTATATATCAAAATTAAAAAATACATAAGTAACAACAAGCAATAAGGAAATTATTTTTGTAAGAAGTTTTTACTTTGCTTTTTTAATGGTCTGAAAATGTGCCTTGTAGGTGCTTGTAGGGCATATTTTTAACCATATCACAAAAACGGGCTTGTAGGTACTTGTAGGGCATATGATATATTTTTACATACATACAAAAGTATAGTTATATCTTGTAAAGAATTTTGAAAATAGACGTATACCGCTACAAGCCACCAGGAGCCGTTTTTTGATCCAATTTGTAAGTAATTTTCAAAAGTGTGCAAAAAATATCCGGCTTTTAGGTAGGAAAAATTCTTACAAAGTGAAAAATACTTACATTTTGGTTATGGTGTTTTGGGATGACTTTCCGCCAAAATGTCAGTATTTTATATGCCGTTTTGACCGAGTTTATTATATGGTATAATATACACAAAAAACGCGCTATTGTGCATTTGTGCGCTATTGTGGAAGGGTATACCCCTGCCCCAAACGGCAAACCAGATCACCGGTAATGACTCCTCGCCGAGATTTTCAATTTTCATTTTTTAATTTTTTCATTTTACGATTTGCACAGTCCTCATGCTGATAAATTCTTACACAGTATATTATATCCATGATGTATGATCATAGGTACAATGCGAAGCAATGCTGTCGAAAAACATCAAAAAAGTGGGTAAAATAGGGCATATTTTGGGGTCAAAAATGTAAGAAAATATTGAAAAATGGCTGATTTTGGCTCAAAAATGAACCATAAAAAATTTCAATGAACCAAATATAGATTACCAATGATTTTTGTAACTGCTTGATTTCTATAATAGATATTTGTCAAAAAATGAACCAAATGAACCAAATGTACCAATTTTCGAGTATCGGGATTTAGTTTGTTTTTAGTATTGTTTTTATATATGGGTAAAGGTACACAAAACGACAGTTTCACGCTTATAGACTCTCTCAGCGAGTTGATTTACAAGTCATTGAACAAAAATCCCTTGAAGGAGTCGTATAGGATATATTCGTCAGGAGACCGTGTGTATATGTATCAGGAAGTAATCATGGATGCCTGCAGCAAGTGTTTCCGGTCCTATATGGGTGATGTATTTTACTTTGACGGATGTAAGTGGTGTCCTTTGGCGGATATAGTCTTGGAGACTGCTTTGAGTAAGGCTTTGGTACAGGGAGGAGCCAGGAAGTCTGATTTGGTGAATGCGAGGAGTAAGATACTGTATTCTGCCCGTGGAGGTGCGAGTATGTCTCCGTTGGAGCTCAGTGCGTCTGTTATAGGATTTCGTAACGGCGTATGGGATTTCACTGATATAGATAATCCGGTGTATCACTCGTTTGATGAGCGTATGCCGGTGGTTAGTATACTGCCGTATGACTATGACCCCACGGCGGGTTGTCCGCATTGGATGGCGTTCCTGAGTTCGATACTGCCGAAGGCCGAGATAATGAAGTTGCAGAAGTACCTTGGATTGGGCTGTGTGGACCGCAAGAAGATGACGCATAAGATTGAGGAGACGCTGTGGCTGATAGGTAACGGTGCCAACGGCAAGTCTACCATCTTCGATGTGGTCCGTGGTGTCTATGGTGCGGATAATATCAGCTATGCTGGATTGGATACGTTGCTCAGCGGCTCGTCTGATGTCCGTGCCCGTTTCATCGGTTCGATAGTAGGTAAGATCTTCAATTACTGCTCGGAGATACAGGCTGATGACATAAGCAAGTATGCCGATACCTTTAAGGCTCTGTGCAGCGGTGAGCCCCAGACCATACGCCGTATAGGACGAGATCCCGAGACGACCTTCGACATACCGTTTCTTGTATTCAATATGAACCGCAAGCCGGTCAACCGTCAGATGGACCAGGCTCTCGTGCGCCGTCTCTTGTTCATTCCGTTCCGCACGACGGTATCGGCGGAGGATATGAACCGCGAGCTGTCATCGGAACTATTGAGGGAACTCCCGGGTATACGCAACTGGATGATAGAAGGTCTGCGCATGCTCATACGTGACAACTGGCAGTTCAGTAGCACTGTTGCCGGTGATGATGAGATGACAGAGTATATGCTGGAGAACGGCCAGTCGGTGCAGGTGTTCCTCAGGAAGAAAGGCTTTTCGAGCAACCGGCGTACCGGCCATTGGGAAGACAAGATACAATGGGTCTATGCGTCGGCCCTCTATGAGGATTACGTGGCGTTCTGTGAGAAATGGCTGCAGGAGCCGTTGTCACAGCGTGCCTTCGGTAAGGAGATGAATAGGCTCGGATGGTATGACGGCAGTAACCACAAGCGTACGGGTAACGGCTACGCCTATGGCATCTTCTGCGAGAAGGCAATAGAATACGCACAAGCAATAAAATGACTATGGATAAATCGAGGGATAAATACAAAATTGGGCAGATGGTCGAAATCCTGGTGTATAACGACCATTTTGGCGAGATAGTACCTATCGTTGCTTTCAGCGAACATAATCCCTTTGTCGTCAAGGTACGTTACGAGGATAAGACCATTCATGGCTATAACACATCTGAAATCAGAGCGATACCCTATGTAGGTTATCAAAGACATTTCAGCGAGGATGATTGGAAACATTTGATGAAGAGGTTATTAACAGCAAGAATATGAACAAGAACGAAATCAAGTATCTCAGTGAGCAGATATCGGAGAAGGAACGCATCATCACGTGTTTTGAAGAAGCGATGATGAGCATTCTTCAACTGGTGAAAGGTAATTTCGATCAGTGTCTGTTACAGCACAGTACAGATAATGCCGATGAATTTATCAGTTTTATCTACTGTGAGGTCCGTGACAAGATGAAAGAACTGTACGGCCCGCGTGTACATATGGAGTGCGAGATGCCGGCGGCGGAGGAGATTGCAGCACTCAAAAACAGGATTGACGATATGAAGAAGGAATGCGAGCGTCTCAAACACCGCAACCTGTGGCAGAGAATATTCAACAGATAAGGGTATGAAGATAGGTAGAGACGCTATATACGGTGATACAGGTGAGATCAGTTCTTTCCTGGCGCAATGCAAGCAGGAAGAGCCGGAATGGTATGAGGCTTTGCGTAATTATGACACCTCACAGTTGAGGCGTATTATTTCCCTTTGCAAACAAGACGACCCGCGTGTCATTGCACGCACCCTCCGTGCTGAAGGATATATCCGTCCGGCCGAACTTACAGAAGAAGCGATGAAGAATTATCCGAAATACAAAGACTATTTTATTCACTAAATCATTTATATTATGAAGAGATTAGTATTCTTTCTGGCAGTAGCTTTTACAAGCATTGCATTAACCTCATGTCATGGCGTCCGTCCGGATGCAGATGAGGAGAGTGTCCTCGTACATAAACCATGGTTCTTCGGTCATGGCGGTGTAGAGGAGGAACCCGTGACTACCGGCCTGCGTTGGTGTTGGTGGAGTACGTCAAGCGAGACGTTCAAGATTGTGCCTCAGAAGCAGCAGGTGGATATGGAGGATCTCGTATCCAACGATAACACACCGCTTGACTTCCATACCGTCATCATCACACAGGTCATCAAAGGTAAGTCTCCTGTCTTATTGGTGAATTACGGTACCGATTGGTTCAATACGAACATCTATAATTACTACTGCAATAGAGTACGTGATTATATATCTCAGCATAGTCCTTTCGACCTGATGTCCAACCGCGAGGTTTTGAATGAGATAGATAACAAAGTCCTGGCGGAGATGAAGGATTATATTGCTGAGCTGTCGAAGGATAAGGATTTTCCCGTGGAAATCAAGCAGGTGGTCATCGGCCGCGCCATACCGAACGCCGAGCAGCTTGAGGAGATGAACAAGACCGCCAAGGCTGTACAGGCCAAACAGACGCAGGAGCGTGAGGTGGAGGTGCAGGTAGCACGTGAGAAAGCCGAACGTCAGCGTGCCATTGCGGATAAAGCCTATCAGAATGAGATGGGGTTATCCGCTCAGCAATTCATTCAGTTGAAGGCATGGGATATCATAGCGCAGAAGCAAGGAACCAATATCGATGTGCTGTTCGATGCAGATGGAGCAAACAAAATGTGGAACATTAAATAATTTACAACTATGACAAGAATAAGAGTAGGACGCGATGCGTCAATGATCTATGAATCCACCCTTACCGGTGTGAAGTTTCTTAAAACCGAGAAGAAGGCCGAGACGAAAGAAGAGCCTAAGGCCGAGTCTATGACCGACGAGATGAAGCAGAAACTCCTGGATGAGGCTATGGCTCTCCCGAAGGAAGAGCAGGTGGAAGCCCTGCGTAAAGCCGGCCTGACGGAAGCAGCCGATGACCTCGAGCATAGGTATGCCGAGGAACACATTCAGGAACTCAAGGAACAATCTCGTGCCAACCGTCTGAAGGAGATCAGGGAGAAGCCAGAGGACGAGCAGTTGTCATTACTGCTTGAGGAAGGTTTCGAGGATGAGACCAAGGCGCTGTCCGAGAAGATGGCTGCTGAAAAGGCAGAGAATATAGCTAAGGCCGCTGCAGAAGCCTCAGTGGAAGCCGCTCTTGCATCGGTGGGAGCCAAGAATGAATCCGAGCAGGGTGCTCCTGAGGAAAATCAGAACAAGACCGCAAAGACCGCCAAGACCCCGAAAGCCAAAGCTCCGGCTAAGGCCAAGTCATTCAACTTCGACAAGAAAAAGAAGTGAATATGAAGAAAGAAAAAGGAAAAGAAACGATCCTGCGTGAGTTCGTGGCTTCACTCAGTGATGAGGACGCACGTGAGCAATTGGTCCGCGCCTACCTGCAGATGGAACGCTGTCAGGAGGTTATGGAAGGTAAGGAAGTCGAGCCGGTAGAGATGATGGAGAACGGACTTGGCTCCGACCTCGAACTCTTCTATATGTGCAAGAAGCTCTATAACGAGAGTAACGTATCCACTACGCTGCACGTCAACGCGGGTCACGGTCTCTTCGGATGGCTGCGTCGCCGTAATTCGGAAATAATCATTAAACTCGTTCTATAATGGAGAAGGAATTAGCAAAGATACCGTTTGGTAAACCAGCACGTGTCGGTAATTTCAAAGTATGGCGTTCCAAGATGGAACTCACATTCACTCCGGATATAACCAACAAAGAGATGGACGGCAAGGGCCGTACCGTGGTCCGCAAGCAGAAAGAACTGATTGAATGTATTAACATCAGCAACCTCGAAGGTACGTGGATGACACGTATCGCGGAGACCTATGAGATGTTCATCATGCTCATGCAGTCCTATGGTTGGTATATGAGTGACAACGAGGAGGCTAAGAAACGTGGTGAGGATTATCTGACCACTGTCTTCTCCAATATGCTGTGGGTATCAAATATCACCAACGGCTATTACCATGAGGGTGTCTTCATGGTAGGTGGTGCCTATGCCGACCCGACACTGCTGAGTGACAAGAAGAAATTCAAGTCATTCAAGGATACGGCCGATCATGTCATCAAGGATTATCTCTCCTGGCGCAAGACTTTCGACAATGTTACTCAGAAGGAACTGAGCAAGGAAGAGATGAAAACCGACGAGCAGGTGCAGGAGATCATGGACCAAATCGAGCAGAACAATGGCGGCACCGAAAGTTGAGTTTGAGAACTTCACGTTCGAGGAAAGTCAGTATAAGCGTGGCGAGAAGGTGTGGCTCGCCACCACTTTGTTGCGTGCTGTCAAGGAACAGAAGCTTGAGGCTTTTGATTTTCCTCTCGCTGCATACAATATGCTGAATATGGGCTTCCGCGTTGAGAATGCCGATGACTTTATATGGCAGATGAAAAGAACGCTCAATGCAGACTACAACTATCCAATCGTCCTCGATGACTACGGCCAGGTGGCTGACGGTTTTCACCGCATATGTCATGCCATATATGACGGAAAGACCACAATAAAGGCTTACAGGTTGAAGAAGATGCCTCCTGTCGATTATACTGAACCAGATGAGAATAGGTAGACAACATACAGAACAGCCGTCAAGACAGCCTGAGCCTGTCGGCACTGGCGTGGCTCTCTGTGTCATCGGACGTCAGGAGAATCGCTATGCACGTGAATATGTACAGCATTATCTGTCGTTAGGTTTTGACCATATCATCATATGTGACAACAACCGGGATGGAGAGGAGCGTTTTGAGGATGTCTTATATGAGTATATTCAGGCGGGCCAGGTGGAGATAATAGACTTTCGCAATAAAACCGGCGTGCAGTGCGCTGCCTATTCTGCTGTGTACCGCAAGTATAGCCGGGTATTCAGATGGATGGCTTTTTTCGACTTTGATGAATATCTGACTATCGTGAAGGACGCAGACATCCATGAACTGATGGCCCGTTATGACGGTATGGACTGTGTGTTGTTCAATTGGATGAATTTTGGTGACAACGGACTTGTATACGACGACGGACGCGGTTTACAGGAACGCTTTACCAAGCCGCTCCCAGGTGAGATGCACGTGCAATATTCTGATCATAAGGATAACGAGCATTGCAAATGTATGCTACGCGGAGGTTTGAAAGATGTTTGCTTTTATGCAACTCCTCACATTCCAAATTCACCACAGCTTCTCTGTTGCACATCTTTGGGTGAGATGTGCAGGCAGATCCCTTTTCAGTCTGATAGTTATACCATTGCATACCTCAGACATTATATAACAAAGACCACCGAAGAGTATTTCTCCGGCAAATGGCAGAAAGGCACCGGTAACAAAGACAGTATCGACGGCTTCCGCAGTTGTTACGCCGGCCGGTTCTTCAAATACAATGAATGGACACGTGAGAAGGATGACTTGATGCGCCATCTGACGGGTATGCCGGCTTTCCATGCGTCATTGCACAGAAACGTCTTAATTGTGCATTATAACACACAGGCCCTTACTGATGCCGCCATACGTTCACTTAACAAACATACGCCAGGTTGTAATATCACTGTCTTTGATAACAGCGACAAAGAACCTTTTGTCAATACCTTCGACAACGTGACTGTTCTTGATAACACCACAGGCGTACTTGCGGATCTTGACGGTATTATAAGCTGGCATAAAGACAAAGTACCCACACCTGAGAACAAATACGGCAGCGCAAAGCATTGTATCAGTGTGGACGTATGCTGCAGCCTTATACCCGAAGGATTCCTTCTCATGGATAGTGATGTTCTTGTGAAGAAAGATATCACGCCACTCTTTGATGACTCCTGCGTGTGGACCGGCCAGCTTCAGGTCCATACGAGCCGTTTTGGTGTTACCCTCCCTCGTGTCTTGCCGTTCATCTGTTATATCAATGTTCCGATGATGCGCAAGCATGGGATTAGTTATTATAATGACGATAAGATGTTCGCCCTGACAAGCAGAAAGCCAGATGTCGGGTATGATACCGGCTGTTGGTTCTACGAAGCCTGTCATACGGCGGAATTACCCGAGAATCACGTAGATATCAGAGATTATATTATCCATTTCGGTCATGGGAGCTGGATGAACAGCGATGAATCGGAATGGCTTGAAACAAACAAACAATACTGGCAATGATTACTTTATCCAAACAAAAAGAAAACGAAGCGAAGAAATTAGGCGTCACCATACAATACCTTGTTATGGCTGACCTCATGGCCGTCGGCTACTCGGAGGAAGATGCGTTCGTCATCGCCTATCCGGAGAATATGGGCCGGGCTGAGCATCTCAACTCCAGCGTGCGCAAGACCGTTGTCGAGAGTGCGAAATTCAACAAACTTCTTGAGGACCGCCGGTCACGTATCAAGGATGGTGTGGCTGCACCGGCCAAACTCGATGAGGTAAAGCTTGTAGATACCGAGGAGGTGATGAAGGAAATACTCAGGTCTGCACAGCAACAGCCTTTGGGTTCCAAGGAACGCGCCGAGCTTTTCGCCAAATACAACGAAATAAAGACCAAGAACGAGCAAGGCATAGAAGATGATTCGGATAATATCAGTTTCGTCTTTCCGCTCAAATGTAATAAATGTCCGCTTCTGTTCTCCTATAACGAGCATATGAAGGAGATCAAAGGCAAGGAGATTAAACCGGTGGAGATGGGCCGTGTCATAGATATGGCGCATACCATCATCCAAGCGGCCGAAGACGCGCAATAAAAAAATGAGCGGGGAGAAATCCTCGCTCATTCTGTTTCTATCGGATAGATATTATTGATTGATTATTTGAAAATAGAAGCCATTAATCAAAGCTTGCCGTGAAGCTGCATAAGTCGCACTATAAAGATAATTCCGGTTTAAACCATTATCACGTTCAGCGGCCTTTATTGAGTCGTAAACAAATACTACATTTCCATCGTGATCTTTCTTTATAACTTTTCTCTTTTGGCCTTTAATGCGATGATTGGCTTCTCTGTATCGAAATACCTCTCCTGCAAAAACAAAAACAAATCCATGATAACTTCTATTTCGGCCTCTACAAACATTTAAAGCTGCTCTTCTTGATATTCCATCCTTTTCCATATCAAAAGAACAATCATAATGCTTGATAAAGTTACCCTCTAAATCATACATATCAACAGGAGTCGCATTTCCGCTTTTTATCAACGTTTTTCTTGAACGCATCTTTACGGTACCATAGATGTTATTGTATAGATAAGAAGCCCATTCTAAGTTTGATGCTTTGTTGTTGCTCTTGTTCTCATCTTTATGATTTACAGTTGGTAGTTGCTGGGGATTAGGTATAAACGCTGTGGCTACCAATCTGTGAACATATTCCATACATTTTTTGTTGTGTATGTATATCTTAACAACAAAATAACCATTCCCATTGTTGTACTCTTTTAATATGCGCTCGGGGTAAAATTGATTATTGGAATTTGTTCTGCTTTTTACTTTTACTCTCCCTAAATTACTTACTTGACACAATCCGGCAAAGGATTTTGTCTTTCTCCATATTTCACCCTCAAAATCTTCTAATGAGAGCCAACGAGCTGAGTTTACAGCATAGTCTTCAATTCTATCCATTACTTCTGATGTTAAACGACTCTGATGATTGAAAAAATGAGGAAAGCCCATCAGATTAGCCTTGTCAGCAGGGGTACTAAGTCTGCCTATCCTCATCTCTCACGAAGTTCGGGATAGATACTGTTTATATACCAGTAAAGTATTGGTAAAGTATGTTTTATGACGCAAAAATTATGGTTCTATGGGATATATAGGAATAACATAGCATTGGCAATGTGGGTGTTGGGGCGGGAAGCCTTCTATGTCGCTTATCTCATGGAATCCAACTTGCTCCTGACATTTAGCGCAGTTATACGTCGAACCTCTTAATACGTAATATCCGACGACTCCATTGGCTTCGTAATCCATACGCAGTGATTTCATCCACGCCATCTGCAGTGTCGTCTTCGCCATATTGGTTACGTTGGTCGCACCACTGTTGGACAGGCCCACGGCGCCGGCCTGCACGCCGAGGGTCTGGATATATTGTGCACTGAAATCCCGGCTGTGCTTGAAAGCCTCCAATATCTCAGGCATGGAGTATATCTGATGCTTATACATCTTGATTTTGGTGATGGCATCGGCCATGGAGACCTCTTTGTATCGCAGCGCGGCAATAGCGGCCTCATAGTCCTTCATCGTCTTGAAGAGATAACCATAGAGTGTCTCCTCCTGGTTGCGGTTGTTACGTCCGAGCGTCTGAATCCACGCCACGAGAAACGCCATATGATCTTTATCGGCTGTAACACGTGTCGAATACTCGTAGATGAGGTTCAGTATCAGCTCTTCGGCTTGGTCCATAACTTCCGCAATCTCATTCATCATATCTTCGTTATATTCATAACTGATGGTGAATATCAGGGGATCCACGTCATAACGGTAACAGATGGTGACAATCTGTTCTGCGATATCATCAAGAATTTCATCGATACGTGAAGCCAAAGCACGTGCGTTCTCGTTACGTTGGAGTATGAAGTCCTTGGCCGACCGGATATCATCTTCCTTCGGTATGCGGTAACGATTACCGTCGATTCTTATCTTGATGGTACTTGCCATATTTTAGCGTGTTGCGTTCCACTTGCGCCAATTGTTACGGCCTTCGTAATTGCCGTTCTCATCCCAATCACGTCCGCTGCGGTTGGGACGGCCCTTACCACGTCCGGTGGCTACAGAGAATTTCTTCTTGCCGGATACTTTCTTCTGACCTTCGTCATTGTTCTGCTGTATCCGGTTCTGCGCTTTTGCCACTTCAATCTGTTGGTCGGCCTGTATCTCGCTGAGCTGTTCTTGCATCTCAACGTTGGCGTCATTTTGGATTTCAATACGCTGCTCTTCGAGAAGCAACTGATTCATCATAGCATCATGCTCTTCGTTGCAGATACGCTCCCATTCGTTCGGAGTAGCATACGGGCTCTTCTCTGCGGCTGTCTGACGCGAGAGGAACTTACCGACAACGGATGTGTTGAGGTTCTGCGTGAGTTCGGTCGCGTTGACGTGGATGTAAGGCTCCAGGAAATGACGTATGTTGGTAGAGATGAAGTCAAGACGCATCTCAACTTCAATACCATACCCCCATGTGAATATCTGAACCATATCATCCACACAGCCGTCATACTCCTGTGCGTCATTCATCGCCTTCTCGTATGCGTCTGAGTACATGATCTTCAGGGCTACGCCCGGAGTATCACCTGACTTCAGCTCAGGAGTCTTGACGGCAAACGACTGCTTGTAGATAGCATCCTCAACCTTATCCAACTCAGCCTTGTATGCGTTACTTGCATCCTGGCGCTGCAGGAATCCGATCTCACCATCCTCCGGAAGCATCATGATCTTGGATGCGTAAGACATATCGGCGGTAGTAACCTCCTCGGAGCCCTCACCTTTCACATACATGATAGGCAGGCCGAAGTCATGGTTGGAATGTGCGAGATTGGAGAACGCAATCTCGTAGTTCTCGATACTCTCTTCTGAGAAGGTCCAACATGGTCCATTGTCATCACGCATATAAGCGACTGGTATGCGGTTGAAGCCGTGACTTTCCTTATACTCGAGTTTGTAGCCGTCGGTGGAGAAGAGCTTGAGTATTATCTGCTTTGCCTTGTCGATGATATTGGTTGCATCGCCGTCAGCGACGAAGCGGTAGTAATAAGTGTCATCCCATACGTCGATGTAACGTTTGGTAACGCTGCCGTCTTCCGAGTAGTTGCAGTATGTACGTGCGAACGTGCTGAGCTTACCGGTCCGCAGGTCGTAATGCGGATAGAGACGGTCACCGTCCAGGAATGACAGTATCTTCCATCCTAACTTGCCGTTATCCATATATCCGACCATGGCGCCGTCACCGGTCGCCTTGACCGATTTAGCCAGCTTATACCATGCCACCTCCATGTTCTTGTTGGCCCATCCGTTACGGAAGGCGATGAACACGTCACGACTTTTATCCGTCACCTTTGTATCTGACAGCTCAAACTGTATGTCGTTGCCGCACAGATGCGTGAGGTGTTTGACGAGGATGATCTGTTGGAAGGCGAAGGCATAACGCGGAATCTCCTGGATATACCAACGTCCGTCCTCCTCGTTCTGTTGCCATACATCAGGAAAGAGCTCCTTGTCATAGATGAGGTGTCCGGCCGGATCAAGTTCGCGCAGGAAATCCTCCTGTGTGACAATCTTACGACGCAGCCGGTCCTGAGTCACCGGTATTTCGGTGGGTTCATTGAACACATACCCGTGGTCGTAATGACCGTCGGGAAGTATTCTCGTAAAGGGCTTCTTGGTGAGAAGATCCCTCAACTCCTGTTTTTTGTCAAGTGTTACAGCCATATTATTGAATAATATTACGTTTTATCGGTGTTAATTTTCTAACTGAACGTATGTTGTTGCTTTTCTGCAACCAGGACGGAACTGCAACCTGCGAGTGTTTGATATCGAATATCTCACGCTCGAACAAGGCCTCGAAGAAGTCGGGTGAGTGACCGACGACGGCTTTGTTCTTCATCTGCTCCTTATGTATCAGACACCAACCCTTATCCGCCTTTGACATATCCTGCTTGACGCATTTGCGCTCGGTCTGCAGAATGGCGTACAGTGTCTTTGTCTCTTTGCCAATCTTGTATTTGCGTTGCAGCAATGTCGGCTCGATGCTCCATCCAGCCTGCTGTGTGCGCTCGGCAAACTTATAGGCACATTGGGATTTCTTGTTGTCATAGAGGTTCTTGTCCCGTGTTGCCACAGCTTCAACGTTATTGAACGGCACGGCACGCGGGAACGCACCTTTGAGGACCTGGCCCATACCGTTGAGGTCATAGGTAAAGTTCTCCTGCAGCACACCCCATTCCTCCAGCTTCGCCTGTATAAGTGATGCTGTAGTCAGAGGGTCACGGCGGCACACATATACATCAGCGACGTGCCATCCTATCCACAGCCAGGTGACACAGTTGTCACCGCCGTCACCGGCGACGTCACAAGATGCACGCTTGATACGGTCACCGAGCATCTGTGCGTTCTGAAAAACTTTATCAAGGTGATGGGCCTGTATCATGTCATCGCCCATCTTTATGATATCCCAGTTGCCGTCGAACTCACGGGCCCGGACTTCCGGCGGTTGGTTGAGTAGGTTGGCTATATAGGCCGGGTCGTTCTTGAGAAGTGCTTTATTGTCTTTGAGTGACGCCTTGATGAAGGTCACGCTCTTGACGAAGAATGAAGTCTTGGTGTATCCGTATTGCTCCCATTCGGGGTCCCATGCGTCATCGATCATCTCCTTACACTGCTCATAGACCTCCTCAGGTGTATCACCCCATATGATGTTATCCACCGAGTCATCCGGCATATAGCAGTAACGTATCTTGCCGTCACGTTCGGGGATAGCGAAACCCTTACGTTCAGGGTGCATCAGACCATCGGAGTATATAGTGTCTTCCTTACCTATCCACCAATCGATGAACTTACGCAACCACGACATAGGATCAGGGTTGCAGGTGCCAAGCATACGTGAATGTACTCCGATGGTGTTTCGGTTGGCCGTCATGAGGAATTTAAACATCTCGAACGGCATCTGCGGCAACTCATCGACTCCAATATATGCGAACTGTTGACCACGAAACTTGATATCGAAATCCGACATCGGCATATCATATATGGTCAGGCCGAGTTTGGCGCCGGTGTTGAAGTTCCATGTCATATCATCCTTCGACTTGTTGTATCGGCCCAATCCTGTAAACCAACGCTTGCTCTCGTTGATGATATTCTCGAAGTCATCCTTGTTCTTACGGAAGATGATGCCGTTGAAGTGTTTGTTCTGAATGTCATAGATTGGCTCCATGAGCATCGTTATGGTGTTATGGTTGACGGTGTAGGCGTCAGTCATATAGAGATGGTCACGTCCGGTGACGGTGATACAGCGGCAATTCTGCTTCTTTGAACTCTTGGTGATATATTGGATTTTCTTGGTGAGGATATTCCTGCAGTTCGGGCTCTTTGGCTTCTCTGCGTTGATGAGTGCCGCCTTCTGGTAGCAAGGATGTGTCATAAGCTCCTTGTTATCCGGTGCCACCATCGTAACTTTCCACCATCCTATCTTGGTGGGCTCGTCTTCTATCTGTGTGACACGTGCCCATATACCGAGTGAGCGCACCACTTCGGCTATATCCTCGATGAGGCGTTTGTTAGGCATGGCTACGAACGGATGCAGGTCTTTCGACCGACCGTTTCTCATCATCAGCCCGTGTATGTATTCCCATCGTGACTGTATGGATGCATATTTGTATTCAGCCGGGATGCACGCCAGCTCCTCTTGGCGGCAGCACGTGAATTTACGTCTCTTATCGTCATCGAGACCTTTGAGGAAGTAATAGCCGGTATCCATGTTCTTGCGGATCTTATATCCCATGAACTTGAATTTTTTGGCCATAAAACGGTTGTTGCCGACATTCAGTCCTGCTGTTGAGAAGTTCCATGTACCCTGTGCGCAGGTCCATCCAAGCAGGAACGGATGTAACGGCAGGTCGATAGGCGTAATCTTCTCGTTCAGCTCCACCTCACCGCACAGAGGAATTTCTACAAGCGGCGAGCCGGCCTTACGCAGTGACAGCGGATAAGGAATGTCAATCTTGTAAAGATTCATGATGTCTCGAGCGGTCATCTCATGGAAGTCTTCCGTCGGAGATGTGCGGGCCCAGAATCTATGGTTATCCATACAACTCAATGTGGTGCCGTCATCAAAATGAAAGACATAAACGGTGTTTTCACCCTGCTCGAATATTTCACTTACTTTCTGCACGCCGTTGTAAGGAGTGCATATCAGATCGCCGACCTCCAAATCACCCATTCGGCGGAATCCCGACGGGGTGGCCACCGGTGTGCAATAAGGGTTGGCTTTACCGCCGCCTCGGTTCCCACCGAACACGGTGATGTCAGCAACGCCGCTCAATCCGTTCTCCTGAGCGCCCTGCTGTGCAACGAAAAATTTGGATTTCTTCCCGAAGTCTTCGGTCTCGCGGAGCTGTTGCAGATAATCGTGCGAATAGATGTTTTTTCCATCTATTGTCTTCAGCCCCGTGTAATCAGACGTGCTATTCATATTTATTTACATTTTTCACAAAGATATTTTCCTTTTAAGCGTTCATAGGGTGTTTTTTTGTGGTAAAATGCAACATTACCAAAATAAAAGTTCCTTACAACAGCCATATCAGCATTAATTTGGCGAAAAATCTTTACAAATTAAGTAATTGGTATGGAAAAAACAGCACTAATTCAACAGTTTAGAACCCGCATCGGAGAAGACGATGCTAAGGTTATCAGTGACAAAACTTTCGACGGTATCGCCGAAACAGTTCTCCCTCTTTTCGCAGATGATTCCAAGATCACCGACGAGACATGGCTGCTCCCGGTCAATATGCTCAAGCAGTATGCCGGCCAGAAGCGTCATGACGAAGCTGAGTTCTCTCAGAAATACAAGACCGACTACGCAGCTCAACATGAGACAGATGTTCTGAAGCGTATCGAGGATGAGAAGAAGAAGGCTTTGGAGGAGTTCAAGAAGTTGCATCCCGAAATAAAGGATGACAACGGCGGTGGCAACGGCGGTAACGGCGACAGTAAGGATATCGACAAGATCATTGATGAGAAGCTGAAGGGTCTACTCGGAGAGAATAGCGAATTCGGTAAGCTCAGCAAAGAATTCTCTGATTTCCTCAAGTCACAGCAAGCCCGGGAAAAAACCGAGGTCAGAAACACAGTCAAGGCCGGACTTATCGACTACCTCACCAATTTGGAGAAGGAGGCCCGCAAGGGTTCCGACATTCCTGTTGAAATCAAGAACCTTATTGAAGATTCCGCTACTTACATCGACTACGGTGACGATCCTAAACTTGAAGATCTCAAGGCTACGGTGAGGGCAAAGTACGAGAGCGAGTATAAGCGTCGCTACCCCAACGGCGGTCAGCCCTTCGGCGGATCAAGTTCGGGTGGTGGTAACACAGGAGAAGGTATAACCAAAACTATCCAGGACAGAGTTGAGAGGTTGAAGAAGGAGGTTGAAGACAACAAAAATTATGCCGCCGAGATGGAGAAAGGTTTCTGCTAACAGAAGCCTTCTTTAACGAGATTGTCTTACAAAAAAATTCGTACAAAATGAACACAAAAGGAACTATT